AGCGTCCGCAATCATGGAGTTGAAGCCCTCTCGGTGTTTCGTAGATGTTGCACTTATGCCTTCATCTGTATATATTTTAACAAATTCCCAATCCGGATTTCTTTGAATGTAATTGGTATAGTAAGAAATTTGTGCCTCATAGCTGGTGAGCTGTTCCTCGAAATCCGTGGAAACTCTGGCGTAAGCAGCGACTTTTCGGCGAGTTGGAGTGGTTGTGGACTGCCAAGTTGTCCGATTGATAGACGGCGGAATGACGGTTACTTTTGGCATTTTCTGCTCCTTTCTGCGGCAGCCTGTCGCATCTCCGGTGTCCAGCTTTCACTTCTGGAATAATTCTTCCAAGAAATGGCTTTCTCCGTATTATCTTTGAAAAGGAAAGTCAGCCAATTCGGTGACACCAGAATGTTTTCAATTTTGCTTTTCACAATTTCCACGTCAAATTCTTTGATTTGCAAAGCAGAGCAAATCTTCTCATAGAGAATCCGTTCGGAAATTTGCTTTGCCGTAGGACAGTGTGATTTTCCTTGACGCAGATAGGTCGCACACATCCAAACCGCACCTTGCTTGTAAATTTTTCGCTGGTAGCTTTTTCCGCAAGCAGCACACTGCACCATGCCGGACAGCGGATAACGGTTCGTTGCACCGGGATGGGAGAATTGTTTCGTCTGTTTTTTTACTAAGTTTTGAACTTTCTCGAACAATTCCGCAGAAATAATCGCCTCATGGGATTGCTCCACGAAATATTTCGGCAGCTCGCCTTGATTTTTCATCTTTCGTTTTCCAATCGGGTCTTGTCGGTAATATTTCTGCAATAACATATTCCCAACATATTTTTCATTGACCAGAATTTCTTTCACACGCTGACCCGTCCAAAAATTGCCTTGTCTCGTGGAAATCCCCATGGCGTTGATTTTTTTCGCAATGGCACATTGTCCCATTCCGGAGCAATAATCCGCAAAAATCATCTGCACAATTTTGGCTTCTGATTCCTCAATTTCTAGCACACCATCGGCATTTCTGCGGTATCCGAAAATGGTAATGCTGCCAATTTTGCCTTGCTGGAAATCGTTTCGGATTCGCCATTTCATGTTGTCGCTGACGGATTTGCTCTCCTCCTGAGCGAATGAGGCGAGGATGGAAAGCATCAATTCGCCGTCTCCGGAGGTGGAATGCAAATTTTCCTTTTCAAACCAGACATCAATTCCTAAACTTTTCAGCTCCCGAACGGTCTCCAAAAGTGTGACGGTATTCCGTGCAAACCGAGAAATCGACTTGGTAATCACCAAATCCACCTCTCGATTCCGGCACTTTTCTAACATTTTTTGGTATTCCGGTCGCTCATCCTTTGTTCCGGTTTTCGCTTCATCTGCGAACACACCGCAAAACTCCCAGCCGGGGTGCTGCCGAATCAAGTTTTGGAAATAGTCAATCTGAGCCGCTAAAGAGTGCAGCATGGCATCTTTTCCGCTGGAAACTCTGGCGTAAGCGACGACTTTTAGCAGCTTCGGCTTGGACGGTCGCTGCTGCACCCGATGTACTTTTCGCTCCAATTTCATCACCTGTTTCTTTGTATTAAGCGTATGCTTGCTAACATATTCCCTCTACTGGGGGCAGAAAGTCAAGCACTTTCTCGGAAAATACTGCCCAAAGATAACCCGCATTTCTCGGCGAGAGTTTGTTCACATTGCACAAATTCCGACTGGGTCAGCAGTCCGGATTTTAGGAAATTTCGCAAAACCGCCATAGATACTTTGTAAATTTCAATTTCTTTCGTCATTGATACCTTCCTTTCGCAGCACAAGCACGAGAGCAATATTTTCTCGGATGATTTCGATAGCTGAGAACCGGCGTTCCGCAGAACGCACAGGGAATCGTGGCTGCGTTTTCATGCTGCATTTCCTGCGGATGCGTGTTCCAATAGTGCATCCGGCAAGCGTCACAGCAGAATTTTTTCTGCTTGCGATGCGGCACTTGCAGAACAGGAGTGCCGCAATTTCGGCAGACATTGTTAGGGTGATTTCGCTGTAAGTAGGACTTGATGGAGTTTTGCGAGACGTGCAGAAAGGCAGCGATTTTTGGAATTGAGATTCCGACCGCCACCATTTCATCAACCGAATTTTTCTGCGATTTCGTCATAATGCACCTCACTTAAAATTATCGTAAGAAACATACCCGGTCACGTAGCTGCCAATTGGAGTCTTTCCGCAGTTGGCGGCAGTGTTGGTAATCCGATATCTACCGTTGGCACAAGCCTTGCCGTCATAGATGTAGTACGTGCCGGATATTTTCTTGGAAAAGGTCTTTGCAGAATCCGAGGAAAAAAGCGGAGCATTTTGCAATGTTACACGCTGTCCTTTGGAGAAAGTAGGATTCGAGGTGTAAATCACTTTTCCGGAGGAATCGAAAACCGTATATCCGGATTTACAAGCCTTCTTGGCATTTTCCAATGAGGAATATGCCCCAATCTGCGACTTTGCATCAGCCCATGTTTTTCGGATGCGGTAAATCTGTGAGGTAGTAGAAGTAGATGTTGACGTTGTAGAACCTTTCAAATAAGACTGCACCTTCGCCTTGAAAGCAGACCAGTGCGGCAAGATATACAGCGGACACATTTTGTACTTGTTTTGCATGGTGTTCAACTGATCTACCGTGCCGGACTTGCCGTCCCGAACATTTAGCCAGTGGGTATGGGTGTATAAATGCGATATACCCAGACCGTATTGTTTGAGCAAAGCCGCAGCCAATTTCGCACAGTTATCTTCCGATTTCTTGTCAATTGAGTTATACGCACCGGACATGATACACTCAATTGCAATTGTGCGGCGATTTCCGTTTCCGGAGCCGTCCGCAGCGTGCCAGCCGGAGAGCGTCAGCGGCAAGTTCTGCCACGCACAAGTATTGTCCACGTAATAGTGAACACGCACATCGTTCATGTTGCCGTTTACCGTGGCACGAGTGTACTGTTCTGCCGGAGTTGTGCCGGACGCAACAGAAATCCAGTCTGTGTTATGCACGGTCACACCGATAATTTTTCCGGTCATAGAGACACTCGGCATATCAATTCGATTCGGGTTATGTTTGGTAAGCAGATATTCCTTGACGGTCACACCACCGAGTGTGGATGTAGAATCAGGTCTTAAAATTGCCATAAGTTAGTCCTCCTTGTTTGAGTTTTCAGTTGATTTTTCTTCGGTTCTGCCGATTTTTGTTTGCAGAACATCAATTGCTTTTTTGATTGCGGGCGGATATGGGATCCCCATTAAACTTGTATTTTCCACGATGGAAAGCAGTTCGTTCAGGCAAAAGCTGATGCAGACTGCATCCCGGATGTAGTTGGTATTCAGCAGAATATCCATCCGAACTGCAACAACGATCAGCATTAAAGTGCAGACTTTTTTCGCCAGACCGAACCAGCCGGTTTTGGAAGAAAGTCCGCCGCTTTCCGTGTGTTTGGATTTTTTCATCATAGCGGTGACGATGCCGGTGAAAAAGTCGATTGCCATAAAGACAACCAGTGTCACCAGAGCGGAGTCCCAGCCGCCAAAAATGGCAGTAAAAAAGCCGCCGACCAAGCCGACAGCCACGCAAATGGTATCTTTCATTTTCAACCCTCCAGTACTTTCAGGAATCGGATTTTCGGATGAGAATTGTTGCTTCTGCCCACCCAAGCAAGGTAATATTCGCCGTCAGAAATGCCGGTGCATTCTGTGATGGTGGTGATAAAGGTATCCGACTGCAGCCAGTGGAAATCCAGAGAAACCGCACGATTTGCGTCGATCTCTGTGTTTACATACACGCCAATAGGAATGTCAATTTTCTGCGGTTTCGGCACCAGATACAAACTTCCGGTTTCACTGGAACCCGACTGATAGGACATCACGATTTCCGCATTTTTCGTCAGAGATAAGGGCTTTGCACAAACGGTCAAAACCGACTTATCCCAGTTAAAACACGTTTGCGAGTAGGACAACATGAAATCATTTTCTGCACTGCAAAACTGCGGATAAGCAGTCAGGAAATCCGCCATTGTCTGATAGCTGCCGTCCAGAATCATACTGAGATTTGATGCATAGGTCGAAATGGCATTCTGCCCGGACTGAAACAGGACGGTGTAATTTCTGCCGCTTGTCAGATTATCGATTTGCTTTTGCAGGCTCTCCAAAGTACGTTCTGTCTTTTCTGAATAGACTGTAACCTTTGTGCTAAGCCCATTGATTTGTGTGCCAAAACCATCCCATTGTGCGATTTTAGCGGCAGTGATCTGATCCAATGCGGATTGATTTTCGTGGGTATGCGATTTATCTTCCAGGTGTGTGATGGAAAGTGTATGCTCCTGCAGGGTGTACGTCAGACTGTCGGATAATTCCTGCACTTTTTCATCCACATAAGTAACCTTAGCATAGGGTGTAAGGTCTACGGCTGCACCCTCTGTTAATGTCACTGTAGTTGTACCATTTTTATCTGTAATGGTGATTGTGATAACACTGCCATTCTTCACAACATTCGCAATCGGGGAAAAGCCGTCTGTGCCGTCTTTACCAGCTACGCCAGCATCTCCCTTTTCACCTTTTTCTCCTGGAACGCCCTGCAGCCCTCTATCTCCGGTGTTGCCCTTTTCACCACGCTCACCAGTATCACCTTTTTCACCTTTCAAGGATAAAAGCCATTTTTCCTCGGAGTCTTCGTAGCCATGCTCCACTGCAATTGCATATGCTGATTTTCCATCTGCACCATCTTGACCGGGATTTCCTTTGGCTCCTGTATTGCCTTTATCACCTTTCAAGGAAGAGAGCCAGTCTGATTCAGAGCCTTGATAACCTTGCTCTACCGCAATTTGATATGCAGATTTACCGTCTGTACCTTTTTCTCCGTTTGCACCATTATGAAGCATTGCAGAAGTTTCACCATCGGCATCGACAATGGTAATTACAACACCAAACTCCATTTGCTCCGCCTTCACTTTGGGGGAAAATCCATCTTTTCCATTTTGAAGTCCAGCAGCCTTTTCATCCAGTTTTTTCAAAAGCTGCGTATATAAATCCAGAGTCGGCGGAATTGGCGTATCCCCATCTGCAACAAAACCAGACGGTCGAATGTGAAGAGTTACCGGCACCGTTGTCGCACGCAGTGTAGTATCGCTTTCCGCATCGTAGCCAAACAAACTCATCTTCACCGCACCGGGATGCAGTTCGGCAGGCAGCAAGCAGGTCGTTCCCTCTGTGCCAAGCACCAAGTTGTATGTTTCTTCGTACTGCGTGAACTGCACCACTTTGTGCAGCGTTTTCCAAGTCCCATCGAACACGAACTTCACCGAAACAAATGCGATCTGGTCAGAGGCAATGACCTCTCGCTCCAGTGCTTCGATTTTTTGCTGTTTCACTAAGAATTTCATCATCCGTTTTTCACCTCGTTCCATGTATGGGTTTCCGTATCATATTCCAGATAGCCATCTACACACTGGATCTTTTTCAGATAATCGTTGTAGGAATGTTCTCCGGAGGACATCCAGTTGACCGGTTTGGTGATGGCGTTCCACTGAGCAATCGTTCCCTCATATGTGATGACCGTTAGACTTTCACAGTATGTCAGCATATTTTCCCCAAAGGTTCTGCAATTCGCAGAAATGGTAAGGCTGGACAATGCTGTACATCTTGTAAACGCAAAAGCACCAATGGAATCACACGCAACACGAGCAGTCTTCAGCTTTGCACAGCCGCTGAAAACATACTTTCCCCATGTTTTCACGTTGGCAGGAACAGTGACTTCTGCAATGGCGGTGTGATAAAAGGTATATGATTGAATCGCAGTAACTGCCTGCGGAATGGTAACAGAAGTCAGCCCAGCGGTGTAATTGCTTACGGCATCTTCCTGTGCAAAAGCGGCATTCCCAATGCTGGTCAGCGTAGCCGGCAGAGATACCGTTTTCGCATTGGCACAATGATAGAACAGGCGTTCTCCCAGACCAGTAATGCCATTGCTGAGCACGATCTCCTTGATCTGGTCGTTTTGATCAAACACAGAATCATGAGAAGTATAGTCATAGGTTGCACCCGTGCCACGCAGCAGCAGTTTGCCGTTGTCATAGAGAACATAGTAGATGTTTTCACCGCACTGTCCGGTCGCTAGGATTTCGCCTGCCGTCAAGTCATCTACCTTGGTCTGCAGTTCCGAAATCTGACTATTCATCGCATCCAGTCGCTTTTGCAGTTCGTCCAGAGATGCTTGATTCTCTGTCATTTTCGAGAGCATCTCTGTTACTCTGCACTTACCAAGAATACACTTGCAGTATCCGCATTTGCTTTCATCCTCCCGATAATCAATCACATCTTCTGCTGTCAATTCTGTTGCTCCGGCTCGCAGTCGAACTGCTGCCAAGGTCAAATAGGTGGTCACATTATTGTTGGTGAACGAAGGAATGACGGGTTCGGTGGCAGCGATTCCAGGCTGAATGCGAAGACCGCAGGTTCGTGTGGAAAGGTCACAGAACAGAGCAATGACCACATAGCGATCCAGCGATTCATCTACATAAGAAGCACAATCAACAGTATGCAGGGTATCACTGATGAGATAATGCCCGTTGATCCACGCCTTGCCTGTACCGAATGTAACAGATAAACTTTTAACTGTTGGTGCAAAACACTGCCGGTATGTATCCAGAATCCCATTGCAAATTAAACTGGACAAATATGCTGTGAAATCTTCTGCGGTATATACCCGGTCAAGATTCTGTGCGTTAAAAAATCCATAGGAAAAAGACATATGAATATCACTCCGTTTCTTTGAAAGTCGGGGTCAGACTTCTGCCGTTCTGGTCGAAACTCTCCACCATGCCGATCAGCTGGATTCGAGGTTGAATCAAGCCGAATCTTCTCTGTTCCACAGTCACATAGTCGCCCACAAAGTAATCCTTGTTGTACTGATACTGGGTCGAAAAAGCAGCGATAGCGGATTCCGATGCCGTTTTCGGCTGTACCAGATGTTCTGCACCGCTGCTTTTCAAAATTTCTAAATATTCCGCATCGGTCACATCTTCTTCCTGTGCCGTGTTTCGCTCGTCTACATAGACCTCATAGCGGTCAAGATAGGTCGGCTCTGTACCGGAACAGAAGGTGGTTCGCTTTCTGGCATTGCCCTCGCCACAGCCCAGCACATAGGCGAAGTTTTTCTGCACCGCATCGTCTGCTGCATAGGAAAAGGACAGCAGATTGTTGTACGCATCGGAGAATACGATATGAGGATTGTCGTCCTGCAACAAGCTGCGGTCTGTTCCGGAAAACAGGTTGCATTTCAGTTTATT